GTTGGAAAGATAATCTACAAAGAATAGCAGAGGCACATCCAGGTTCACCATTAGCTGATAGATATAAAAAGAAATCTATTAAAGAAATTAGAACAAAAGAAGTAATAAACAAACATAGGAAACGAAATGCCAGCAAAAGATAATATACCAGATTATATGAGAGGGTTTGATCTCAATGATGATTGGGGAATTACACCTGTTAACACAGCGCCAACTCAGACGCCTATTATTGATAACAGTTTAATAGAATCAAGTAATATAGAAATTTCAAAAATTAAATCAGACGTATCTTCTATTAAAGCAATGATGAATGAAGTAATGGATATAGTAAATGAAAAAGATACTTTAACAAAAGAAGTTACCGATGCCGCAGTATTACAAAGATTTAAAGATATAGAAAAAGTTATATTACCATTTTTATATAACTTAACCAAGAGTGATGAACCATATATACACTGGCCTAACAGATCACCTATTATTAAAGCACAAATAGAAAAAATATTAAAACTAACAAGGGGTTAATAAATGAACATAGCACAATTAAGAGAACAATTAAAGATTGATGAAGGCGTTAAGTATGAAATTTATAAAGACCATTTAGGTTACGATACATTTGGTATCGGCCATTTAGTAGTTAAAGAAGATTCTGAATTTGGTAAACCAGTCGGAACAAAAGTTAGTGAAGATAGAGTAAACGAAGTATTTGAAAAAGATGTACAGAAGATGATCAAAGAAGCAAAGATATTATTTCCAAATTTTGATAGTTTACCAGAAGAAGCACAACAAGTTATAGTTAATATGACCTTTAATATGGGTAGACCAAGATTATCTAATTTTAAGAAATTTATATCATATATTAATGAAAGCAAGTGGGAAGAAGCATCAAAAGAGATGTTAAATAGTGCTTGGGCTAAACAAGTTGGTAAAAGAGCACAAAGATTGAGTGATAGAATTAAAGTTATATAATAGGCTTGACAAAATACCTATATTATGTTATATTATTAGAATATGCCAAAAGAATTTAAATTTATAAAAGTCGATCCAAGTGTTTTACCTAATACAAAGGGTAAAAATATAGATGGTATAAGATTTTACGAGATAGATGGTAAATCATATCCATCAGTTACTTCAGTATTATCTTTACTTAAAAAAGATTCATTACAAGATTGGAGAAACAAAGTTGGTGAATCAGTTGCCAATTGGGAAATGGGTAGAGCTGCTAGACGTGGTAAAGCAATGCACACTTTAGTTGAACAATATTTACAAAAACAAACTCCATCAGTTAGAGACGTATTACCATTAGGACTATTTAAACTTATTAGACCTTATGTAGACCAAATAGATAATATAAGAATGTTGGAAACTATTATGTATAGTAAAAAATTAACATTGGCCGGTCAGGTAGACTGTGTTGCTGAATATAATGGTAAACTATCGGTAATAGATTTTAAATCTGCCAATAAACAAAGAGAAGAAGATTGGATTGAAAACTACTTCTTACAAACAACAGCCTATTCTATGATGTATGAAGAATTATATGGAGAAAAAGTAGAACAATTGGTTATCATATTAGCTTGTGAAGATGGTGTTGCTCAGACATTTATTAAAAATAGAGCAGACTACGAAAAGAAATTAATAGAGTCAGTTGACAATTTCTATAAATATTTCAACGATAAACAGAATTTGACGTTGAAGAATAGTAAATAATTAGTAAGACCTGGGGTCGTACCTCAGCTGGTCCACCAATTATGGCCCAAGTAAACATTAGATGTATAAATGGGCCAGAATTTGATTCGATTACTAAGTAAACCTATTTGGAGTTAAATCGCTGATAACGTACTATCAAATCATAGATGCTAACGAAAGTTATGCTCTTGCTGCCTAGTAATAGGTAACGGCGTTTGGCCTGAACGTGGCAACAGAATCAGGCCGCTTGACAAATCAATCAAATTAGTATATAATATAATATACATTAACTAGAAAAGGAATAAACATGTTTACATATAGAAATATAGCAATTGCTGTAGTAGTATTATTTGTTTTAGTAGTAGGATTTTATACATTAGTAAAACCTTCTAAAAAGGTAGATGTAACACCAGCAAAACCTGCTGTTACGCAGCCAGTTTCACCAGTAAAAAAATAATTAAAGAATTTATATAGACTAGATACAATAAGGTGTCTAGTCTTATAAATAGAAGTGCTATTAACACACACACAAAGGAGAAACAATGGCAACAACATCAAAAAACGGATACGAAATCCGTTCAGACCTATTAGGATTAGCGAAAGATATCGTTGATTTTAATTTTCAAGCTCAAGTAAAAGAGTACGAATACTCAATCAAAAAAGACGGCGATCAAGTAGTGCAAGAGTTTAAAGCACCAACTGTTACATCAACAGATATTATTGAAATGGCAAAACAATTCAATGAATTTGTTACTAGCGGTGATGTTATTAAACAAACGCAAGAGAACATACAGAAAGCTCAAGAAATGGTAAAACCTTATGCTGAAGCATATCAAAACACAGTAAAAGCGTTTTTTCCAAATCTAAAGAACGGTAAGTAATATGTTTCCATATAACCCTTGCGAAAACAAATGGTTATCTGATATTAAAAAAGGTGGTCAAGTTGATAAGAAACCTGGCCATCTTTTATCAGGTAAATCTTTTATAAATTATTTAAAAGATAAACTTAATATGAATAAAAATATTGACTTTGGTTTTGGTTATACAGAAAAACATGATATACTAGTTAGAAAAGACGAAATATAATATGATAAAAACAATTATTGTTACTACTATATTAATACTATTAGCATTAGCAATTATAGGTGTTATACGTTCGGATAATACACAATTTACATTGTTAAAAGCATCACCAGAAATTGATCGTAAAGAAAATATAGCATTTAAGTTTATGTTAATAATGATAATACTTTTTGTATTATTGTTTATTACTTCTTGGTTCTAAACAATTTACTTGACTTTCTTCATAATATATGATATAATAATATTATGAACTCAAAAGAATTTTCACTACAAATAGAAAAATTAGTACAAGAAAGAAAAGGCATTTCACATATGGATGCTGTATTAAGATATTGCGAACAAAACGATATTGATCCATCAACAGTTGCTCCTTTACTAACTAAAGCATTGAAAGATAAAATAACTATTGAAGCACAAAATTTAAATTATCTACCAAAAACAGGCCAGTTGCCAGTGTAGTATGTATGGTGGATTTGAAGTATTTAAAATATATCTGGCAGTTAAACTTCACTTCACCACAGATAGTTATGATTACTACAAATATGAAGGAAAAGTTAATTGTAAGTTAGAAACCTTTACTAAAAGAAATGACAGATATTTTTTTCATAAGCTTAGCACCAGATACAATAAAGATGATATACTGGGGTTTTTTGTTTCTAATTTTCTTACTGATAGTAACAAGTGGGTAAAAAGCTTAACTGAACAAGATGGTAAAGATGTTTATACAGATTGGAAAAAACGTAATGAATCTTTTGACTACTACTTTAGAAGTGATTGTGTATCTATTTTTAATGACTTTACTTCTAAGCATCTTTCTTTTGATGATGGTTTTAACTCTTTTGGTGGGCAGCATCCTAGATTTTTTCAATTGGTTTTATCAAAAAAAATATCATACGAGACCGCTATTGTTTTTAATAAAATTATATCATATTCTAAGCGATGGGATAAAGAAATTAATGAACAAGTGGTTTGGCCAATACATTCCAAAAGGTTAGAGAAATATACACAGTTTGTTAAGTATAATCCAACAACTGTAAAATTGATAATGAAAGAAATATTTGTAAAATGAGATGGATAGCAGCATCATTTAATATTACAGCTTCTTTAATTCAATCAACAGCAATTATTACTATACAATGGATTGCTTGGGTATTTTTAATAATGTCCGTATTTTTATGGGGGCATGTTGCTTTAAAAGAAAAAGATTACGCTAGATTAACACAACAAATTGTTTTTGTTATAATAGCTAGTATAGCATTGTATAATTGGCTTCAACACAAATGAAAAAAGTATTTTTAATAGGTAATGGTGAGAGTAGAAAAGGGTTTAACCTCAATATATTAAAACCATTTGGAAGAATATATGGTTGTAATGCTATCTATAGAGAATATACACCAGATGTATTGGTATCTGTTGATCATGGTATAATGCACGAGATATACCATAGTGGGTATTGTTACAAGAATGAAACTTGGTTTAGAGACTGGACTAGATGTCCAGATTTTATGTATGAAAGTTTAGTTTATGCTGGCCTATCTAAAGTTGATATAGATGAATTGAAAAAATGGCATGTTAAGAATGAAAATACAAAGACTGATGAAAAAGAATTTGTAATGCACGGTTCCAATCTATCAGGTATAGTTAAGATATTACATAGAGATAAAAATAAGGTAGAAGAAAAAAACATTAATTCAAATCAATTGGCCATCAGTTGGGTAAAAGATAATGACAAGGCAAACAATATAAACGACATAATGCCTAATAATATAGATTTAGGCTGGGCAGCAGGTCCAACATCAGGTTATATATCAGTTGTAAAAGAATCACCAACAAAAGTATTTTTGATAGGACACGATTTGAATAGTACTAATAACTTTGTCAATAATATGTACAAAAATAGTAAACATTATGTTATATCAGAACATAGTCCTACACCTAGTATTAATTGGATAATACAATGGAAAGCATTGTTTGAGAAACATCAAAACATTACTTTTTATAAAGTCAATAAAGAGATCAATGGTAGCGATAGTGTTAATATGCCTATCAATGAATGGCACGAGATTAACAACTTGAAGTATATTGATTATAATGAGCTTGACAACCTACTAAAATTGTGATACATTTGTAACATGTATATTAGAATACTAGATTATTTAATTAAAAGTTTAAATAGTTTAAGAGATAAAGCAAGAACACCCGCTTCTAAAGGTATGACAGTGAAGGAATGGGCATCTAAGAACAAAAAGTCATATAAATAATAATGATAGCGATTATACAGCTAACACAAATATAATAATAAGGAGAAAATACAATGGACTTTAATACATTAAAAACAAGCCACTCTAACTTTGATAAACTTACCAAAGCACTAGAAGCTAACCTCAATCCTGAGGATATTAATAAACAATCAAAAGACAAATACGCTGACGACAGAATATGGAAACCTGAACTAGATAAAACTGGTAGTGGTTATGCCGTTATTCGTTTCTTACCCGCTTCTGAAAAAGAAGAAATGCCATGGGTAAGAGTTTGGTCTCATGCCTTCCAAGATAAAGGTGGTTGGTATATTGAGAACTCATTAACAACTCTTAATCAAAAAGATCCTGTTAGTGAAGAAAACACTA